CCCCACGAGAAGATGGAAGGATCGAAACCCAGATTGATAGCAGCTTCGCATTACCTGACGTGCACCCTGTGCACAAGAACATAGTATTTAGAACCCCAAAGCTTGAGGCTGAGCTGATCAACACCAACAAGAAGAGAGATGCCTCTAAGCAAGTAACCTTGGGTATCAGGCATGGCATGTTGCAGTTGCTTGAGGAGCTTGCCGCTAAGCGTCCGCTGTGGAGGTTTGAGGCGAGCCATTATATATACAGTGGTTTTATTGTTGAGTTTGTTGTAAGCGAAGGCACAGAAGAACTCGGCAAGCTTGCTCATAACATTGACTACATAGGTGGTAGGTCGCAAAGAGCAGACGTGTACAAGATCTACAACCATCGCATCAACGATAAGCTAACCATGAGGGACCACAAGACTACGTCCAGTATGGATAAAGCTGTACGCACTGTGTTTAAGGAGTTTGGTACAAGGAACCTGCCAGAGATAATCAAGCACGCAAGAGAGGCAATCAATAAGACTGTCAAAGACCTGCATACCGATGCCCATCGCAAGATGAACGAAGCACAGTGGAATATACGCAGCACACTTATAGATACGTTGCTAGCCAGACCCGATATGTTTATGCAGTTCGATTGGTACGACAAGCTTGGCGCACCCTGTGTGGAGTATGGGAGGGCAGCGGCTATGATGGACGATACAAAAATTGGAGTGGAAAAACTTGAGGGAGGTAAACTTGTAATTCAACGTGGCGATACATATATAGTTGTTGACAATGTCAATAACGTGAGCTACACTCATCAAACACTACCATACGATATACGATCCAAGCTTGGCATGTTGAAGCTGATCGAACCTAATAACTTCGTAGGTGGTGTAGGTTTCAAAGCAAATCAAGAATGCTTCTACATCTTCCAAGATGCAGAGCAACAACATACTGAGGAATAGTTATGGTTACTACAAAGAAGCGCAGGGGTCGTCCCCCTGGGTCACGCAACAAGGTTGAGTACACTGTCACTGCAATAAGCAGCAAACCTCCAAGCGCAGACACAAGACAGGTTGGTGGTACTCACTATAAAACAATGGGTGTACAACCTTGGGAAGCGATGGAGACATTGCTTACCTATGACGAGTTCATGGGGTTCCTCAAGGGCAACATGATTAAGTACGCTATGCGCCAAGGTCTTAAAGATCCTGCCGATGCTGAGAAGTTCCGGCACTACAGGCAGAAGTATCTTGAGATGCTAACCCCTCGCGTGATGGAGTAGCTGTGCGCGAGGGAGACCGAGTGCGGTTTCCAAACAAAGAAGAAGGCAAGGTGCATGCAGTCAAAGGCGATGACTTAGTCGTCCTCATTCCGCAAACACCTTGGCCGTTCCCACGTTGGGTTTACTGCACAAAGCGTGACGTTAAGTTAATACGTACAAAGCAAGACAAGCAGGATCTATCTGACATAGAGGAGGCTCCTTACTAATGACAGAAGAACAACTACAAAACATGGAGCGATGTATCAGGCTATGGAAGTCTGGCTCTGATGTTATTGCCGTGTGGAAGAAGCAACCAGTTCCCGAAGATAAGAACAGGGACATGCCGCACCCTGCTCCTACGTGGACACCCCCAAGCGAAGACCCGTACTACTTACGCAAGTGGGCGTTCTACAAATCACTAGCGGCTAAGGCAAGTGAAAACGATTTAATTTAATTACGAGGACAACATGGCTACAAAGAAAGTAACAGAAGATACGATTCAAATCGTTGAGATGGAAACCCAAACGGTTACGTTCCACGTACTAGGAACTACACCGATGATCTGCAACCGTATGCCAGAGAAGGCATGGCAACAACTGCTTCTTCCTTCCGGTCGCAAGACTGCTGCTGAGAAAGCAGGATCAATGAAGCACGATCCGTTGGTTGAGTATCGGTCCTCACCGTACCGCATGCCGCAGGGCGATCATGCAACAGAGTTATCTGTATTGGCTACACAGTTCAAGGGTGCACTACGCAACGCGGCACTCGATATGCCTGGAGCTAAGAAGTCTCAGATAGGTCGCCTGACTACGGTTGAGAACGAGCGTCTTGAGTTGTTTGGTGTACCTAAGATCTTCTCAAGTATTACTCGGTCGGCAGACATTAACAAAACCCCTGATGTACGTACCCGTGCCATCGTTCCGAAGTGGGCATGCAAGGTTGATATTACTTATGTGCGTCCGGTTCTGAACCATACGGTTATCTCTAATCTCTTCGCTACAGCAGGTATTACGATGGGCGTTGGTGATTGGAGACCTGAGAAAGGTTCGGGCAACTATGGTCGTTGGAAGATTGTTGACGCCAATGATCCTGAGTTCTTAGAAGTAATTAAGACAGGTGGTAAAGCAGCGCAACTCGAAGCACTGGAAAACCCAGAGGCTTATGACGATGACACTGAAGAGTTGCTTTCATGGTTCAACGCAGAGACCAAGCGTCGTGGTCTTAAAGCCGCTTAAGGATAAAACATGGACAGAGCCGCAATCGCTAAGAGGTTAGAAGAGATTGCGGCCCTCCACGGAGGGTCGCTTACACCAGACATCGTAGTAGCAGATGCTAAGAACCCATCAAGTCCTCTGCATACTTACTTTGACTGGAGTCTTGAGAGCGCAGCTTACAAGCATTGGGTTGACACTGCTCGCAATCTGATTGCTTCAGTTCGCGTAGTTATAACAACAGACAAGGTCGTTATCAAAGCTCCTATTTACTTGCGAGACCCAAGCAAGAAAGGCAACGAGCAAGGCTACACCACACTCACCAAGGTACGTAGCGATAAAGATCTGTCGAGAGAAGTTATCAACAACGAGGTCGCACTCATTGTTGGTGCGTTACGAAGAGCAAAGAACGTAGCGCAGGCGCTCGACATGGTGGATGAGATGGAAGCACTGCTTGACCAAGTCTTAGTCCTACGCAACAAACTGGAGAAGGTTTAGGCAGGCATGGTTCGGTTGATGGGGTAGGGCTTTATTTGGTAAGGATGGTGAGGCAGGCAGGGTGTGGCGCGGTTGGTGGGGCGAGGTGAGGTTTAATTTGGCAGGCTAGGTGGGGTGGGGTTCGGTAGTTTGCCATGAGGTTAGATTTGGCAGGCATGGTTCGGTGCGGTGCGGCTTGATAAGTCGGGATTCGGTCAAGCTTGGTATGGCAGGCTAGGTAAGGTTCGATTCGGTTTGGTTTATGCGGTTTGTTAGGGCAGGCGTGGTTGGTTCGGTGCGATATGGTTAGGACCGGTTGGGTTTTTTCCGGCAGGCTAGGTGAGGTCGGGATAGGTGTTGTATGTAAGGTCTTATCAGGCAGGCTCGGTAGGGCGGGGTACGGTCGGATTGGGTTCGGCGTGATTTAACGCGGTTTGGCGTGGCAGGCACGGTTCGGTTCGGTAGGTTGCATTTGGGTATGGTTCGGTGCGGTTCGTTTTGGCAGGTGTGGCGAGTGAGGTCGGTCACGGCATGGTCGGGCTTTTCAGGCAGGCACGGTGGCGTTAGGTAACACAAGGTGTGATGGGTTTTGATGAGGCAGGTGCGGTGTAATCAGGTTAGGCGGGGTATGGCGGGGCGAACTTAGGCAGGTAATTTATAGGAGGTTATATGGATGAGTTTGAAGCAGAACGTGCATGGGCAGAGAAGCAGTTCTTAACGGAGTTGCGTGACGATTTTGCTATGTCAGCAATAGCAGGAATCCTCGCAGGTAAGTGGGGGCAGATGCCGCAGTACAAACCAGAAGAAGCATTTGCAGATTTTGCCTATCGAGTAGCAGACGAGATGATCAAACGGAGAAGTAAGCATGTCGATGATGAATCTAAATAAAGTAGCAGAGACTGAAACACAACCTGTCTTTTATTTGCGTGGGGTTCCTTACCTACCGGACTATAGCGAGAAGCATCGTTGGGTTAGCCCTGGTACTAAACATACTAGAACGGTATATAAAACAATTGAGTTGGTAGACGCAGGCGCAAGGCTTAGTGTTATGTCTTTATGGGCAAGGTCTTGGACTGAGGAGGTCAAAGGATGGAAAGCACTTTGATTTGGGCCTTTGGATTTTTAGTCGGCTTCATGGTCGGTATTGTGAGAGGTAGACGCAGCATCGTACGGGAAGCACAAGAGCTAGTTGCTCAAGCAATCATGGAGATAAAAGAGAAATATGAAACCAAAAAATATGACGAGCGCACAGTACATCGAGCTTCTTGAGAAGAAGTTAGAGGTATACGAGAAACTGCAACAGCGCAGTGAGTGGAAGGACTTAGCCAACACAACGATCTTCGCTGAGAGTATGCGGTGGGTTAATTCTTCGATGTTCACAGCAGGCGCGAACTGGGCGCAGCGTAGGCTTAAGGAGTTAAATGGATGAGCTATCACGACGAGATGACACCCTTGCAGCTTAAGTGCGTCACCTACGTGCGTAGCCGCAAGATCCCCCCAAACCGCAGAGAGGTTGCGCTTCATCTACGAGTGTCCCCTGCGGCTGCTAATAACTTACTGAGAAGACTTGCATTCTTTGGGTATATAAAAAGTTTTACTGAACGTGGTAAGTCAGGGCAGTTAGAACGGTTCTATACATTCGTGAGCATGCACCGTGTGGAGCATGGTCGCAAAGAGAAACCTAAGAAAAATAAGCTAAGCACAATCTTTAACGATCCATTTAATTTAGCAGGAGCTAGACAATGAGTCCCGCGCATAGGTTCGCCATGCTCGCTGCATGGCTTGAGGGTTACGCCGAGGGGTTGCCCAACTACTGCACGACAGAGAAGTTCAAGATAAAGGAGGCAGCAGAGTTGCTCATGGAAGTGTATGAACAACGTATGAAAGAGAAGGAGGAATGGAAGCGTCATGCGAGTGATCAAGCATGATCAAGATGAACGAGCTTTTGTATGCGCGAATGATACGCATGCTGCTTGATGGATGTACGGCACACGATATTGCCAACGAGACAGGACTACACATTGTAACGACGCAATCCTACTTGCGAGCACTACATAAAGAGAAAGCAGTTCACGTCATTGGGTGGCTAAAGAACTCAAGGGGTGCGGATACTACAAAGATCTTTAAGGTAGGTGAAGGTGAAGATAAACCCCGCACCATCATGACCCGCGCAGAGATTGCTAAACGCTATAAGTTTAAACAGAAGCTTAGGGAGCGAATGCAACGAGAGAAACTAATTATTGAAGGGGAGAAGTCATGAGCGAAAACAAAACGGCAAAGACACCAGCAGATAGCGGGGTAGGTTTTATCGACGGTGTGTGGTATGGGCCGGGGCCTACGGCGTGGCAGTGCCAATGCGGCAAACCCTATACGGTTACTTGTATTTCAAGCAAACCAGCTAAGCGTGAATGGGTTGGGATGACGGCTTATGAAATACAAGAGATCCATTCAGGAAATCAGCACTGGGGTGATTTTGCTTGCGCCATCGAAGCCAAGCTAAAGGAGAAGAATCATGGATAGAGAAGCTATTGAAGAAGCGATAGAGGTGCTGGAGGATGCAGGCGCAGAGATGTTAGGGGAAACAGGCGATGAAAATTACTACGGTGAAGCCATTGCCGCACTGCGACAAGCATTGGAGACAGAGCAAGAGCCGGTGGCTCACGTTGACCACCGCATTCACGGCTGGCCGGATTGCCTCGTGATAAAAGCCGACCCGCCGGATAGAGAAGACATCATCCGCATGGCTAGAGAAGCAGGGCTTGCTGATTCCAACGGGGTTGTTCATGCTTTTTATCAGCTTGAATACTTTGCATATCTTGTTGCCGAGCATGAGCGCGAAGCTATATGGAACTTGCTGTTTGAGTACGCAGGTAGAGATGATTTATCTGATTCAGATCAATCGCTGCTTAAACATTTATTAGATCTCATCGCAGCAAGGTGGCAAGAATGGAGTAACAAAGAAGGGGAAGAATCATGGATAGAGAAGAAATAATCCGCATGGCGCGGGGGGCTGGATTGGCTTACGGATCTGACGAAAAGCCGTTAAATTCTGTAACACGCTTCGCTGCCCTTGTTGCCGAGCATGAAAGAGAACAGTGTGCAAGGTTGTGCGACCAGATGTTTCATGACTGGTGCAATCAAGAATTTGAAGACGAGGACGAGGCTTACAAAAACAAACCGGATGCCGAGGATTGCAAGAAAGCCATCCGCGCAAGGGGAAACGCATGAACCGCGAGGAAATCATCCGCATGGCGCGGGCGGCGGGGTGCAAACCTTTCAGAAGCCCAGAGCACTGGGACGATGTGCAAGTCTTTGCCACCCCCGATGTTCTTGAACGCTTCGCCGCCCTTGTTTCCAAGCATGAGCGTGAGGAGTGTGCGAAGGTGTGCCTTGAAGAAGCACCAAGTCTTGATGGGCAGTTGTGCGCCGCCGCCATCAGAGCAAGGGGTGAGCAATGAAAGACTGGATTCATAACAAAATTAGAAGTAACGAAGCGGCTACGATCAGCCTTGCACTACTAGAACAAAGATTGCCCGATGAGGTTCCTTCGCTGCGATATGTGCAGCATTGGGTCAATGGCGTGTGCAAAGAGTTAGGGTGTACGGCCACGATTTATCCCGGAGGCGATGTTGTCACTTTTTATCCTAGGGGTGAGCAATGACACGAGACGGCATTGATGACTTAATGCGAGACAACGGCATCGTAGTAGTGGGTGAGGCTGTTTACGCTCTTTGTCAAATAGTCGCAGCCAGAGAGCGTGAGGCGTGTGCGAAGGTGTGTGATAACCGCATAACCAATGAAGCTGGAATGCAGCGTGAGGATTATGAGAACCGACAATGCGCCGCAGCCATCAGAGCAAGGGGTGAGCAATGATTAACAATGGAGGCCCAGCATTTCCACGAACCGGATGGCCGAACGAAACAGGAATGACACTGCGCGATTACTTTGCAGCTAAGGCGATGCAGGCATTAATTCCTAGCGGACAAACCGTAGATTCAATGAAGTATGCAGAATCAGCATATGCCTTAGCAGACGCTATGCTGAAAGCAAGGGGTGAGCAATGAAACGCGAACTGTATGACTTCACTACACCACCGAACGTACCCAAAGAAGCTGTGACAACCATGTATTACTTCCCGCATCAAACGTCAAGTGGCATGGGGTTACCCTCTCGCGCTCCGGCATACAACGATCCACCCTGTATGGCTGCACACTACGACACCTATGGGAGGTTATTGTTTACACGTTTTATATTTAAGGATGGTACGTGGAGGGACGAATGAGCACGAGTATGAGTATCCACAAACTGAGAATCAAGGCTAAGATCGATAGGGGTCAGGCTTGTCTTAAATATATGGAGACAAGAACTTCACCCGTAACGCTCAAGGAATTGGCAAGCAAGCTGAACGTTACAACCAAGGCCGTATCCAACTCGCTCATGCCGTTGCTTGAAGAAGGTAAGGTGCAGCGCGAACTTATGCTGCGTCAATCTTCTATCTGTAAAAAGTTAGGGTGGGCTTACGGTTACTACGCTACAGAAAGGAAAGACAAGGTAAAGAAAGCCAAAGCACCCAAGTTCCAATTCCACAACCCATTCAATATAGGTGTAGGCCAATGACCGAGAGAAGGAAACGAGGGCCAAATAAAAATCCAACCTTGATACATACCAACATACGATACCCAAGAGAAGTTATTGAGTACTTCACACACAACGGAGTTGGGTCTTCATGCTACATACGTATGCGTAACGCATTGATTGAATACGTAAAGGAAAGAACTCATGGACACCAAGGAACACAAGGTCAAGAAGAAAGTAACAGAACTACTGAAGCAGTATGAAATTTATTACTTCTTCCCTGCTACTCATGGCTATGGTCGTTCAGGTGTACCTGACATCATATGTTGTATACGAGGCTACTTCGTTGCTATCGAATGTAAAGCAGGCACAAACAAACCCACAGCCTTACAGCTACGAGAGATAGAACAGATACAAAAGGCTAAGGGCGTAGCATTCGTAGTCAACGAAGATAACATCGACGGGCTACACACAACCATCAAAGAGATACTGCGTACATGAGCATACTAACTATTGATTTCGAGACTTATTACAGTCGTGATTTCTCTCTAACTAAAATAACAACGGAGGAGTACATACGCAGTCCGCACTTTGAAGTGATTGGAGTAGCCGTTAAAGTTGGTGATGAAGACACTGAATGGTTTAGTGGTACGTATGAACAAACAAAACAATTCCTACAACGGTTCAACTGGCGTGAGTCTCTTGCGGTTGCTCACAATGCTATGTTTGATG